ATCTTTCTTTTCATCCCAGTTTTTTTCCTCTATGGATTCTAATACTTCTATACGGTCTTGTAATGATTCAACTACTTTAGTTAATTCAATTAATTTTTCATTTAATAAATTTACTTTTGATTTATATTCTTCCCCTGTTGTATTAGTTGACCAATCTGCATCTTCCAACTCATTCCAGTAATTATATTTTGGTGTGTATTTATCTCTAAAACTCATTAGTTTGTTTTTTCTAATTTTTCTTCAGCTTTTCTAGCTCTCATTATTGCTCTATTTTTATCAAATCTATACTGTTCCATTGACTTGTTATAATGACTTTGATTTTGAATTAAGTCGTGTACATAAAATCCTATTTGTTGCCATGCTTTATAAATTTCAATAACATCTTTATTTTCAGGTTTTAATTTTTTCCATTTAATAATTGTTTTACCTACTATTTCAAAATTATTATAATATCCTATTTCCTTTTGTAATTCTATTTTTTCATTCATTGTTTTTAATATTCATTCATAATTGTTTCTAGCTTTTTGTAAACCCCATTTAAAAAACAACTACCACAACTTGTAATAGAAGCACGATCATGAAAGACCCTGTTGTAAATTACTAGTAGTTGTTTTTGTTCGTCTATAGTTATTTGGTTTGCTTTTCCTATTATACCATCTAAATATATAAATTCTTTTTCAGTTAAGCACTCTGGTTTGTTAATAGGATAAAGTTTATTTAGTTTTTCTTTTCGTTCATCACACCCACAATCTTCCCCAAAAGCCCATTTAGATAATTTATCTATACCCACTTTTTTAAATACCTTTTCAACTTTATCACCTAATCCTTTATCAGAATTATCAAAGTTCTTTTTCCATTGTTTATATTCTTTTGTTCTTTTATCTAATTTTGTCAAAATCTTCGTTTTTTAAATCTTCATAATTTTCTTGATGCTTATCTTTTATTTTTTGTTTACAATTTTTTAAAGTATTAAATATACTCACCCAACTTATTTTTGTTTCTGCTGCTATTTTTCTTATACTTAAATTTGTATCTTTGTACAGATCAAAAAGTTTCTTATCATACCAGTGCCAGTCATTAGTTTCAGTTTCAATTAAATGATAGAATTTTTCAAAAGCTTCTTTTTCAGGAATATTATTTATTTCTTCTATTTCTAATCTATCAAAATCAACTCTAATTTTATTAATTTTTTTACGTTTATTATAGAATTGAAAAGTTAAAGACCTTAATGTAAAATACATATATGCTTTATTTACAATTCCTTTTTTTACAACAGAATCAGGCTTTGCATATTTGTGTAAAGCAATATAGGATTCTTGTACAATATCTTCAGCAAAATCATATTCACCTAAAGAATTAACCACCCTAACCCATTCACTATGCTTTGATGCAACTATTGCTAACCATCTATTTGATCTGACCATAAAACTGTTAAACTAATAAAACCTAAACAACATTGCAAAGTGTAATCTATTCCATCTTCGTAATGTTCCCAACTAATTAATGAACCCACCATAAACCCCACAACTGGACTAAACTGTATTTCAGCTTTTTTATACAGTCCAAACATTATTATAATAATAAAAAGTAAAACTAATAATAATATATATATCAAAATTTCGGTTGTTTAGTTTTATTGTATTGTAAAATATCTTTTCCCATGTATTCAAACCCTACGTTATTTCTTGACATTTTAATTTTAATTGGATTGTCGTAACTAGTAGGTCTCCCACCAGTTTCATTTTCTTTTACTTTAAGTACAGAAATATAACTATACATCCAATCAGTTGGGTGAGAAACATATCGGTGAATACATAGCACATCATCACTTCTATTTCCATGCTTTCCCCCTCCTTCAACACTTGCTAAACCTAAAGGCATAGGTAATAATTGATAATCATGTCCTATTGGATGGGTTCTGCGTAAAGCTTCAGTTACTCCATGCATGTTTATAAAAACAGTTATATTACTTTTTTTAGCAAATAATCTAAATTCACTTGTAACTTGGTAATCATACTCGTGGGAATTTCCTAAAGACTTAATTAATGTTTTGTCTTTACTTAAACTATTATAAGGATCAACTAAAAGACCATGATAATCCCAAGCGTTATTAATTGCTTTAGCTTCATTTAATAAGTCTTGATAATTATATAGTTCGTTTACATCTATTATTTTAAAAAATAAGTCACACCACTTTAAAGCCTTATCTATATCTTTTTCACTAGCTGTTTCAATAGGTTCACCCATTTTAAATTCTATTATTTTTCTTACTATGCTTTGGGGGGTGTTTTCACTAGACCAGATCAAGAATCTTAATTTGTGTTTAATAGCCCAAAGAACCATAAAATAAATTATAACAGTTGTTTTTCCCACATTTGCATGACCAATAGCAAGCACCAGATTGCCCTGTTTATAACGCAGGAATTCATCTATATCATCAATGCCAATTTTTAAACCTTGTTTTATTCTACCATGTTTTACATCTAATATTTTTTCTTTAATCGTGTCTGTTTGTGCTAACATCTATTTTAGGTTTTAGAGTTGTATTGTATTCACGCCCTAAAATTGGATTTATCTTATAGTTCCACCAATCTTTAGGAAAAGGTTTGCCTTCTTTTAATATTTTTAAAGCCATATTAAAAAGGTAAATCTGTGCTAGCAACTTGTCTAGCTTCGTTTTGTATTCCATTGGTGATTTCTTCAGCACTTTCATCAATACGCCAACCATTTATTTCTGTAAAGTATCTGGTTTCTGTTTCTGATTTCTTCCATACATTACCTCTTAAATTAATTCCTATTGTTACATGCTGGTCAATTTGGTAAGGATTTAATAAATCCACTTTTTCATTTACAAAATTAACTTCTAATAATTGTGGATATTTTTCAATCGTTTGCAATATTACTGATCGCTTCTTGAACTTCTCGGATATTACTTGAATTTCCGAAATGTTTTTTAATACTCCTTTTACTTCCATTTATTTCTATTTTAATTGTTAATTCTTTATATTTCAGTTTTAGGTTGTATTTTTCTTCTTTTACTTTACAACCTCGATAAGACATCTTGTGTTTTTTTACTTATTTTATATTTAGTCTTAATTTGTTCTATAGTACCACCCCCTTTTAAAAAATTAATAGCTTCGGTATATTGTGGGGTATTTTCATTTAACCAGCTTTTTTCATCATCTGCTGGTGTAATTGCTTTATTACCATCATCATCTTCAGCTTGTAAAGCAAGAAGGGATTGTAATGTATATCTACGGTAATAAGTTATCTCTGATCCCAGTTTTTGTGGATCACTTTGTGTACTGAGTTTTTTTCTGCTTTCAATACTTTTTTCTGTATTTGGACAAATTAACTTAGTTACTACATATTCTGTATTAGTTTCAAAATCTGATTCTATTGGTTGTAATAATACCAAATTGTTTTTTTCTAATAAAGGTTGTAATTGTTTTATAAGTGAATTAATATCAAAGTATTTAGACTTATAAAATGGGTTAGTTGCATCTTTTGAAACTGTACCTATTTCTTTTTGCAAGTTTTGAAGTTTAGTAAATATGTTTTCTTTTATCATAGTTATTCTTTATAGTTTTTATTAATAGTTTTTATTTTTAATAAAGTTACAAATAATATTTTAAAAAAAAAAGGGTTAAAATTAATTAACCCCCTTTTAAAAACAATAACTAGAAAAATTAAAGAAAAGACTTCAATTTATTAGAATAATGTATTACCATTTCTTCTAACTCTAAGTTTGTAAATTTAACTATGTTTCTACTTTTATCAAGTAATTCTTCAGATAAGTTATTACCAAGATATTTACTAAATAAAAACTGTTCACCATATCTAAATACATTACAAGCTGCACATTGAATTTTAACGTTATCTTCATCCCACCTTGTAGCGTAATGTTTTCTACTCATGAAGTGTCCAGCTTGTAAGTTTTTATAATGATCTTGTTTACCACAAGTTACACAAGTACCAATATTATTTTTAGAATCTTTAATTCTTATGTATTGACTAAATACCGCATCAAGTTTTTTAACTAATTTACTTCTTGATGGTTTTTTTCTTTTCATTTATCCATGTTAACAACTAAAAGTTTTCCTAGTCGTTCATCAATTCCTTTTACTTGATTGAAAATATACTTACTATCTGCTTTAATAGCTTTCTTTTCAGCTATTGTACTATCAGTTCCTAAATTACTACGTGCTACATTACTGAGTTCTAATAGTTGATCGGTTCGCTGTTTAATAGTTAAATTAAAATCCCTTGCTATTTTTTCTGCTAATTTTTTTATAGTAGTATCTTCATTCATATTTATAAGTTGTTTAAAAAGTTATTTAATAATTAATATATACCCACTCACCCACCAAAGTTACACGCTTTTTTAAAAACATGTAAACTTTTTTAGGTAATAGTTTTTAACGTCTTTTTCCTTGACCTTTGTAAATCTTTATATAATTTTTACTAGATTTTAATTGTGAGGTTTTGCTTTTACTATGGATTCCCTTACGTTTAGTCTTAACTTTTTTATAGTTAATAACTTTTAATTGTCTAGCCATTACTTGTGCATCTTATTTCCAAACACTTTCTCACTGCTTCGACCCCCAAAGTATGCTATAAAGACTATTTTAAGCAGCTCTACCACTACATCTAGTTCTTGTAACCCATACACCCACCCACCAATAAAAGAAGTCGTTAGAACAACTAAAGTTAAAGGTCGTACATTTTGACTTAACCAGCTACTTTTAGAATCTGCAACCCATCTTGCTGAAACGTTATCCATTTCTGCTCGTTCTAGGTCTAGTTTTTGTAATGCTATTTCTTTATCAGCTTCACTCATATTAGAGCCACCGATTAAAGTTTGTATTACAGAAGCAACAGGTGAATTACCAGCTAATGATTCTACTACATTTGGTATTTTTTGTAATAGGAATTGTCCTACTTTTGTATCTTTAAATTTCTTTTTCATTAGTATAACCAAACAGCATTAACTTTCAAAGGATCGTTGTCACAATGTATAAATGATTTGCTTATTCCTAAACGCTTAAAACCAACTTTGATTAAAGCATTTAAAATAATTAATCTATCTTGTGAACTGTTGCAATGTATGTCAGCAGCATAACCTTGTAAGTGTGAAGATTTAATTGGTGTTTTACCTAAACTTTTATATATAGCATTATTTTTTGCTTCAGTACGATACCCTGAGTTGATTTTAAAAGTAATACCAGCTAAATCTCTTGCATTATCTAACATTGTTAAAAATTCTTTATTCATGCGTTCACCTGAACCAATAAGATCAGGACTGTCAAATTCGCTTATCTTAAAATGTATCATTGTTTAGTTTTTATATTACCTTTTGGTATTGATGGTTGTACGTTTATAGTGCTTCCTGTTGTTCCTGTTTGTGTAGGTGTTATTCTTTGTGTAGAACTTCTATAATTATTATAAGAATTATTAAAATAAGGGTTGTAGTTATAGTTTCTATAATAATCTGGGTGAAATCCATATTTATAAAAATAATTTTTTACACTTAATAATCTCCTTTGTTCAATCATTCTAATATAATAAACAAGTTCATTATTTATCATAGGATCACTATATGTAACAACTTTTAAATTACTACACCCTAAAAAACTACTTACTAGAACAAGAACAATTATTTTTATCACAATTACATTTTTTAGCATCAAAATCCAACGTTGTTTTTAATAAAACTTTATCAAACATATCATCTTGGTTTTTAATAATTTCTTTTTGTAGATTGATTATGATATTTTCATATTCATCTTTTGATTTTGTTAAATGTGTGATTGTTAAATCCTTTTTTTCTAAAGTATTTTTTAACGCATTAATATCATCAGGTTTACTCCCTGTAATTGTAGAAATTACCATCGCTAAACTAGCGGATAAAGTACCTACTAACATCATCACCACTTCTTTGTTTGAGTCCAGTACAGGATATTGAATAAACACCACAACCAAAGCAACTATAAAAAAGAATATTAATAAAGCACCGCTATAATGCCTAATATCCTTAGCTACACCGTTTACTAATTTCATAGCTTGTTTTTAATTTGTATTATAGTATAAACACAAGCAAGTAAAAGCGAAATAATTTGTAGTGCTGGAATTATATTTGTTGAGCTTACTATTAAAGCAAAACCTGTTAAGCTGTATGTCTTTAGTTCGTTCATAATCATTAGTTATTAGGCAAAAGCCATATATATGTAAGTTCTACCATTTTGATTTAAACTTGAGCTTGATGTTGTATTACCATCAGCTCCAGCTCCAGCACTAAATCCATCAGAGTCAAATATAATACCCTGATAGCCTGATTCGGATTCAGCATCTGAAGCATTTGGATAAATTGCAAAACTTTGTGTACCTGAAACTCTTTGATTATCATAAAGCTGCCAATATGAAACAAGATCTGTACCTTTAATCAGAACAAATCTGGGGGTAAACCCTAATCCTGTTACCATTGTACCAGCTGTATAAGAACTTCCCGCCCAAGTATAAGAACCTATTTTACTGTATCCTGCTATTGATTTAAAACAGTATGCTATAGTTGATTCTCCAGTTTTATTAATTGTATCGTCATTTCCTAATGTAAAAACAGTATCCGTAGGAGAAGTATCATTAAACCTGCTAGCGGTAGTTGTAAAGGCAGCCGTATCATTTAAATAAAGCAATCCTGTTGGTCCATTTTCTCCTGAATAAACAGACCAATTATAGTTCCCTGCGGTATTGGGTATATTTTTAAAAAATGCTAATTCGGGAATACCTCCTAAACCGTGATCTATAGTTGCTCCACTGGTAGTATTTCCAGTAAATTTAACAATACTAAAACCTGCGGCTGTATTCGCTGAAATATTTGTTACTGCTATACTTCCTGATAAAGCTGTTGTTGAATCAGCACCATTTATCTTTACACTCCCTGCTGTAGGTACTGCTGCTACTCCA